TCTCGGAGGTCTTGTTCTTGTTGGCATCCCAGGTGTAACTTAAATCCCCGAGGCTGGTGTTGCTGTAGCTAATTCCCGAAAGAAGGTTATCGCTTCGGTAACTGCGTGTCTCGGTGATCCCGTTGCCGAGGACTTCGGTTGTCTGTCGACGCCCTGCGTCGTAGGAGCGTGTGCTGATCGTCGAACCGTCTAGGGCTAGCTCATTGAGTGCTCCGGTGGAATGGTAGCTGCCAGATTGATTTCGCTTATGACAATCTCGGGAATCACAGATCAAGACCTTGGCCCATTTGCCTATACAGAACGAGAGCATGCAATCCGGATATAAAGAAGTTTTTAGATCCCTGACGATATCTTGCCACATGTTTCAAATTTTGATTACCGCGATTTATTCTGATCGATTCCTCTTTCGTGTCACTACGTTTGTATAGCATGTTGCCATGCATATCAACAAAAATGACTAAAAACAGGGCTAATTTGCGTGTGCTTTCGACTCGTAATTTTTTGAACGGCTTATATCCGATGCGCCACAAACATCCCCACCGAGTGCGGATAATTTGGATCGATGTTGAAGACATGCGTCTGGCTAAGGAGGTTGGCCAGCAGCAGATTGTCTTTGCGACTGTGCCACTCGCCACGGATCCAGCCGATGCGGTTCATCAGCCCCAAGGCCGATAGCTCAGAGACGATCAGGTACTCGGCCCCCTCGCAATCGAGCTTGATCAAGTCGACCTCCTCGATTCCGAAGTCCGTTACTTGCGTCCAGAACTGCTCGACGGTCAGAGATGGAACTTCAATGCCGAAATCTCGGTACCGCGGCTCAAGCGATTCCCAGACGTCCGGAACATAGTCGGCTACGCGACTGTTCGAGACGGGGAATGACAACAGGCATTTCCCTGGCTTGGACGAGATTGCTGCGTTAATCCGGAGCAACTGCGATTCGGGAATGTGACTGGTGTTCTTGGTCATCAGCTCAAAACTCTGCGGATGGGGCTCGACAGCGACCATCTTGGCATTGGGCCAATAGTGGTGGGCCATCACGGTAAAGCTCCCAACGTGCGAGCCGACATCGACAATCGTGCGCACGTTGTGGGAACGCAGATCGTTGATGCGGTACTCGTCATGGAACACCGCATTGGCGAACTGCACGCTCTCTGGCTCGATGTGGAAGTCTTGCCCATAGATCTTGTAGCAAACGGAGTTGGTCATTATGGAATCCTTTCGTGGATTAAGCATTCGCAAGGGATGAAGTGAACTGTCGAGCAAATTCGAGCCGTTTCTCTGGTGTGCAGTTGGCCAAGTGGATCACTTTGGCTGTCGTCACCAACTCTCTGAACTTGGGCATCCAGTACTGGGTGTTGAATTCGGTCGGCAGTTGGAAGAACGGCAGCCCTCGAGCGTTGTTCTGGATCCAGAACTGCTCGGAGCAGTGGGTCGGAAAGAATGGATGCAACGGCGGTTTCCAAATAGAAGCGTGCTTGCGATCGCACATCACAATTCCACTGTTGAGAACCACCTGGCTGTAGTCCATGGGGATTTCCTGAGATTCCAGGATGTTGCGACGTTCCTCGAAGACCCACTCAAAGCTTGGCAATTGACTCCAATCATCGTGCATCGAAACGTGACCGGTAGGAACGACATCGAATAGATTCGGTGTCTCCTCGGTCAGGAACACATCGGCATCGACGTAGAGGGTGCGCTCGTAGGACTGAGCAAACGGCTGCACTCGGAACTTCTCGAGTCCCCACCAGTCTTGTGATGGTTTGATGATCGCAACGAAATCAGCACCAATCCGTTTGGCGTAGGCTTCCATCAGTGGGCCGGTGTACCGTAGTAGTTCTCGAAACGAATCCCCGGTGGCCACGGTGATCAGCAAACGCGACTGGGTCGGATCGATCGCATCGACCGTGGGTTTCCATTCCACCTCGGGGATTACCTCAATCGGCATCCGTTCGTATTCCAGCCACGATCCACGCCAGATCCCTTCGTAGTCGCGACGCAGATGGCACGTTGGTCGATCGAGACGGGCAAGCGTCAGCACGGGCTGGCCATCGACATGATTGACGTGCCAGAGGCGTTCACATTCGGCAGCACCTTCGATGACTTCGCGGTTGGGCCCGAGCTTGATCACCCGCTGGTCGTAACCCACCCGTCGGTAAAGTACCCGAGTGTTGATGAGCTGCTCGATCGTTTCGGTTTCCATGGTTGTCGGTGCCTCGTTCTTCCAAAGGTTGCCACTCCATTTGCTGGCCAGATCACGGACCAACTGGAAGCAGAGTTCCTCGTTGGCCAATGAGTCCACGAACCGGTTTCCTCCGAATCGCCATTTGTCTTGGCATCGATGTTGGAAGACGATCTGACCTCGGAAGTCAAACTGCACGATCGTGTGGACATTCCAGCCAGGGCCGGCACCGGGCATCGCGTAATCGGAGCCAAGTCGTCGCCAGCCCAGGTGAAAGCACTCTTTGTCACCATAAACGTGCTGGAAGGTGAAATCGGAATGCTCAGCGTAGAACAAGGACAATCGCAGCTCGCGATCGCACCGACGTTTGTCGATGAGGTACTGGCCAGATTCGAAGGCCCGCTCGTGCTCGGCAACTTCGGGCTCGGCCATGTCCACCATCCCGAATACTTTCCAGACTCCAGGTTTCAAAGTCCAGCACGCGTAGTCTGGCCAGAAAATCGCTCCGTGGCGTTTGTACTCTTCGCAGTCGAACAAGTACGTTGGATCGCACACGACCCCATTGTCGGCGTCCAGGAATAAAACTTGGGCAAACGGACTATGGAGCGTCGCGTAGAGTTTTAGTTCCCAACCACACAGGATTCTGCTGGGGTGCTCCTTTTCGACCTGACGAGCATCGATGCACTCGACACCTAAGGGGTCGAGCAATCGTTTCATATACGGATCCATCTCGGTGTCACCGAGGTACCAAAGCTGGATCGGGAGCGTGCACCCGAAATGCCGAAGCAGATTCACATTGACCCAAACGCTCGGGAAGTATTTCAGTCCTCCCCCTGCGATGACGATGCCGCGTTCCTGGGCATAGGTCACTCGGCTGGGCATCAGATTATCGACATACTGGTCGACCAATCGCCGATGGGCTTCGATCGTATTGTCCCAGGTGCCCCAGGCGTTGGGCCAAGGTCCGGGTGGGCACTGCTTAATCAACTCAAGCATTGCTTCGGGAGACAGGTCGGGGGTAGCTTGATTGCAATTAGCCATGGAGCTTCTCCTTGGATTCGGCGTTGTAGGCAGCGCGGAGGACGTAAAGTCCGATGATGGTTAGAACGAATGGAATGAATCGGATCGGTGGAACATGGACGATCCAGCGTGTGAGAATTTCAGCGGATAGGGTTTCGTTGTTGCGCAGGCACTTGCGCACGCCCAGCTCATTCATGCGTGACTTCGTGGAATGGCATCCACAGGTAAACCTATCTGGAATGAGCCACCCCAGGCACAACCAATTGAGCGTCCGGCGAGTCTTTTCGATCAAGAGTTCCAGTTCGGTACCAACTCCCTTTGTGGGAGGTTTGATGCACTCGAGCAATTCCGTTGTAGGGAGCATGCCGACGAGCATTCGATACTGGATCGCTTTGCTGCAAGTCACTGAGTTCTTTGCTCTTGGCGTAGCTTGCTGAATACAAGCCGCGCACGCATCTTGGGCGATCGGTACTGGCAGTTGGGCAAGATCGGAGGAGATCTGGCAGTAGCCATCCACGTTATGTTGGCAGTCTGTTGAATTACTCATTGCAAACCTTACTCGCATCCTGTGTAGACAACTTCACCATAGTAAGACCCAGGGCGTGTTGGCTCTTTCCCCGCACAGACGCAAACGGCCTGTAGCGGTCCCATCGGACTAACGCATGGATCGGGAACTGGGACCGGTACCCATCCGATTCCATTCCATTCGTAGTAACATGGGCAACAGCAACCGCTCGACGAACCGGAACCAGAGTCGCTTGCCGAGCCACCGCTAACACCGCTTGAACCCACACCACTGGACCCGACGCCAGATGGTCCCGAACCGGATGAACCGCTGGATCCACTTGGGCCACTGGATCCCGAGCTACCGGAGGAGCCAGAGCTACCTGATGAGCTAGAACCGCTCGAACTTCCCGAGGAACTGGACGAACCACTCGAGCCCGAAGAGCCAACACCACTGGAACCAACCGATGATCCACCGCTGGAACTAGACGCCCCTGAAGTGCCCGATGAGCCAGAAGAGCCCGAGCTACCAGAGGACCCACTCGAACCCGACGAGCCAGAGCTGCCACTCGACCCGGAACTTCCCGACGAGCCGCTTGAGCCGGAGGATCCACTGCTTCCCGACGAGCCGCTACTCCCAGAGGACCCACTGGATCCGGAGTATCCGCTGGACCCTGAGCTGCCGCTTTGGCCGGAGGAACCTGAGTTTCCGTGGGATCCAGGAGGATCGACGTCTCCAGAGGATCCGCTGCTTCCGCTCGATCCCGAGGTGCCACTTGAACCCGAAGTACCTGACGAGCTATTTGAGCCCGACGATCCAGAGGAGCTGGATGAGCCCGATGAACCGCTACTGCCCGAAGATCCACTCGAGGAAACTTCGCAGCACACAATGGCGTAGATTGGCAGGTCGGAAAACCCCACATAACGCATGAGGTAACGACCCATCTGAGGAAACTCACAGCTAGATACTGCATACAAAGGTTCTCCATTAACCATTCCAAGGAAATGTCCGAGCTGGCGTTTAGGGCCCTGCCCGAATCGTTGTTGCGTACAAGTTGCCGCGTACACTGGCAGGCCTTCGACCGAGCCACTAACAGAAGTGGCAATGTAGCGACGTGAATACAGGGTCATTTGTTGGCATCCACCACCTTGCAGCTAAAAGCCGTGCTCCAAGATTTCATAGCGACATCGAACTTCTGAACCACGCCTGGGTAGTACCCATTGCCGTCAGGGATATTGCTCGTGATGAACACGATCTCTTCGTAGTTGGCATCATCGAATCGGATCACTGCCCATCGCACCGCACCCGAGGATTCGATCCAGAGCACCGAGGCCGGCCCATGTGGTACGCTGCGCAGGTAGCTATTTTGACCAGCAACTGTTTCCGCACAGGTGTAAGCGACGGATCCCACCAAGACTCGCGTCAAGACACACCCTGCAATTGCTGCGGTGCCAATTAAATTATTCTTCAGCGGTTCGAGCAGTACACCGAAGCGAGTTCCCGTGCCGGCACTTGGGACCAAGCCTTGGAAACTCACTTGGCGTTTGAATTCTCGGAGGTTCTCTGCGGGGGTGATGATCGGTGTACCAAGTGCAACGATCGAGAATCGATCAAGGTCGACGCCAGTTTGGTTGCGTACTTTGGCGAGTGTTGTTTGACGGGGTGTTCCTTCGGATTCGGAGAGTTGATCGTGTCGTTGGTTCTTTTGCTGCTGGGATAAATCCACCAAAGCATTCCAGGCCTCTGCCGGAATCTTCAGCGGATCCCCTGGTTGAACTTTGCGGAACTGGTCTCCCATGGATCACACTCCAATTCCAAGATTGGCAAAGTTTCCATAGGGGTAAACTTGTTCGACATAGGCTGCGATGGGACGTTTGATCAATGCTTTGGCCGTTGCGTCTTCGTCGTCGATAAATCGCACCCAAAGGTACTGCCAACCTTCCTTAGCAATCCCTGCAATGCTTCCAAGCGACAACCCAGCAACGTTGGGACTGGCAGCGAATCGAAACGTAATCTCCCAGTCATCCAGACCACGCTTTGATCCACTTGCTCCGAGGAATAGGACTTCCCCCTTGGCGAATCCTTTGAATCCCGAAATGTTGACTTTGCCGGTGAGATTGAACAGAGCGAGCTTGTAGGCACCAGTAACAAGGGCTTTTTCGATGTAGTGCGTCTCGGTGAAATTGAACACCGGAACTGTGATGTCGGTGCCTTCGACACGATCGTCGGTAACCCCAATCGCGCCGAAGAAATCCGGAGCGGTGAATCCAGTGGCGGCATACCGTCCCACATTCGCCATGCTTTGGGAGATGTGCTGCGTACCACCTCCGGTGTCGAACGAGTACTGCGACTCACTTTTCCATTTGACGTAATGAGCGGTCCCTTCCCAGACGCCATTGCCCAAGTGGACAACGTGGTAGTCATCCAAGAACAATTCGCCGATCTTTTCAGGAACCGTCGATGCCATGAGGCTCTTGGCGACCGAGTACTGTTCCGTGTTCATGATCATGTAGACCAGATCATGGGTCGGATTGTCTTTGCTTTCGGTCGCTTCTTTGGAGTCGAAGCGTTCGATAATGATTGGATCTGCCATCGTTGTTCTCCTATCCAAAGACCAAGCCACCACGTTCGGCTTGCTGTACGAGTTTCTTGGTGTTCGTTGCCACCTCTTCGCTAGCCCGAGCTGTGCGTTCGCCAAGCGAATCGGATCCGAGGTTCATCGCCGCGATGGGGTTGAAGGTCCCCACGACATCCGTTTTCTTCTTGGTCTCGGCAAGCGTTTGATCCATGCTACCCATGTCTGGAAGGCCAAGCTCAGACAAGGAGAATTTGCTCGGTGATCCGGGGGAGGTTTCTGCTCGCTTTTGTGCTGCTTCACCCAGGGCGGCTTTCCACTCCCCTTTGGCCTTCTCGAGCTCGGCAGCAGAGTCGGCCAAAGCTTTCTGGTTTGCATCGGCCAGTGCGGATTGCTCTTGGGCCTGCATGTCCGAGAGTGCCGACTGGGCACCTTGCCGGTCTTGCTCGATTTGGTTTCGAGCCTTTTGACGTTGCTTCTCGCGATCGAGGATCGTTTGGTTTTGAGAGTTGTTGATCAGGTCGTCTTGGCGAGCGATCTCATCATTGATCTTGGCAATCTCAGCTTCGGCGTTGGTATCCCCAAAGAGACCTTGGATACGGGCCCATACTTTTTGAAAGAATCCACTGAATCGGTTCCATCCCTTTTGCAGCAGGCTGATCAGAACCGTCCAGCTATCGGCGATGAAGTGGGTGGTTTCAAGCCAACCGGTTTGCAGACCTGCCCACGCGTCGGTCATCAATCCGGCGACGCTGTAAACCGCACTTTGGAAGATACCGATGAAGAATCCTTTGAAGTCCAGCCATTTGGATTGCAAGAATGCGACCCCGCGTTGCCATTCCATCTTCAACGTGAGCCAAAGGATCTTGCCTGCTAGCGCGATGTCACCGGCGGCCAGTGCATCGCCGATCCCTTTCCAGGCTGCCAGTGCGGTGTCTTTGAGTTCATTGAATCGCTCACCCAGCCACTGCATCGCCTGGGTACCCGCACCGCTGGTGTAGACGAGGTAGCCGACCAGAGCAGCAAGGCCGGCGATGGTAAGACCAATCGGAGACAGCAGTGCTGCGATCGCGGTTCCTAGTATTGCGATCCCTTGGCCAATGCCGACGATGACTGCAGCGGCTGCGCTAAATACTGTCCCAAGTCCGGTTGCTGCAGCCCCCAACGCAACAATCGCTGCTCCCCCAGCTGCGATCGCCATGCCGACTTTGAAGACGGTGACGATCAAGTCTTGGTTGTTTTTGATCCAATCGCTGGTCGCCACGACGATTCGAACGGTCGAATCGATCATGGCTGAGAGAACCGGCTCCAAGGCTGATCCGATCGTAAAGACGGCCTTTTTGAGAACTTTCCACAACACATCGATACGGTCCCCAAAGGCTTCTGCGGCTTGGGCATCGTCGGTTGCCATGGTCAGCCCCAGATCGCGGGCTTGTTGCTGCAGCTCCTCGATTCCTTGCGCACCGCTCGATAACATTGGTAGAAGCTGTGTGCCTGACTTGCCAAAGATCGCCATCGCGGCGGCGGTTTTCAGTGTCGGATCGGTGATTTGAGACATCCGATCTGCGATCGCTTTAAACTGTTCGTCAGGCGAGAGTTTGGAAAGCTGCGCCACACTGAGCCCAAGCGATGCGAGGGTTTCCTGGGCCGCTTGCGAACCGGATGCCGCTTCAAAGAGCATTTTCTGCATCTTCTTGAGGGATCCTTCAAGCGTCCCCAGGTCGGCACCGGACTGTTCGGCAGCGAATCCTAGTTCCGAGAGGGCTTCGACCGACACGCCGGTGCGTTGGCTCATGTCGACCATATCGCTCCCCATGTCGGCAAACACCTTGGCTGCACCGGCCAATGGGGTGACGATCCCCGCGCCGAGCATCGCCATCTTGGTCCCGATTCCTTGGAGGCTTTTGCCGAATGCGTCCAGTCGCTTGGCAGCATCATTGAGTCCCTTCACCAGACGCGAGTCTTTGGTGTAGAGCTCGATGTAGGCTGCACCTGCTTTGATGCTGGAACTGGAAGCCATGACTATTGCAACTCACTTTGGCGATCGATGAAGATATGCTTTAAGGCTTCGATCCCAACCACCGTGCGAGGCTGGATTCGTTTCTTGGCATGCGGATTGAAATCCGCAGGGTGGTAGACTTTCGAACGTTTCGCATCGCGATGGATGTTGGCAAGCATCGCCAGGACGCTGGAGGTGTGACTCCAGAGCACCTGGCTTCGAGCTTCCCCCATGGCGATTAGCTCTCGGAGGCTGAATGGTCCTGGGTCGATGCCGAGGACTCCGGCCAAGTGCCAGACGAGTTGATCCACTTCTGCGCTTCGGTTTCGGGGTTGATCGAGTCGAGGATCTTCTCCGCGTGACTTATCACCTTGTCCCGAACCGCTCTGCCCGCTTCGATCGCCTTGCGAAGGCTCGCCCTGGCGCGGGCATCTGGGAAAAAATCGATGAGTTCCTCAACGAATGCATCGGCAGCCTGGGTGATCACATCCCCCGAGAGTGCTCTGCCGAAATCCTCGTCGGTGATCGATTGCCTGTCTGCTTGGTCTTTGCACAAGCAGTACAGCACATCGGCAAGCGTGACCGGATCGGATACGAGTTTCGAGAGCGACTTGAATCCGTCGTCGACCAGTGCGAAGAGATCGATCCCCAGCAAGCCACGGATCCGTTTAACCGCTGCAACGTTAATCGCAACTTCCCAAGTCCGTCGGGAGTTGTCCACAAAACTGTGCATGTTCTAAAACCTCAAACTCTAAGAGAAAGTAGCGCCCAGGGGATTAGCCGATCGACATCCAGCTCGGTGGATTTTCCGAGTACGTTGGCTTGGCAGTAACCGAGGCGGTGATCGCTTCTTCGAGTGCCTCGTTCCGAGAGAAACTTGCGATGCGACACGTGGCCCGTAGTCCTTGGGAACCGATACTCTCTGGCCCCGAGACCGGTCCGTCGAGAACGACAAATTCAATCGGCTCGTTTTGGAGAAACGCGTTGACAACCGAAGTGAATCCGGAATCTTCTGGGTCAATGACCAACTCGAATTCCAACGACGCATCCTTGAGGGTGCTTACCGTTGCTCGCCATCCTTGATTGGATCGAGTCGACACGTCGGCTTCACCCGTTTCCAGGTTCAGTGTTAGGTCACGAACGGTATTGAGTCCCGACCAAGTGGGGCTCGCGTACGTCCCTGAGTTCATATAGAGCCTTGCATCGAGTCCTAGTTTTACACCCATCGCATCTTCTCCTTATCGAATGCTGCCAGCCCACATAGGTGGCAATCGGTCTTTGACTTTTTCTAGGGCTGGTCCCATGAACGGTCGTTTGGGGTAATGCTCACGTCGAAACTTGCCACCAAACTCATGGGCTTTGCCAGCGGTGGCAATCACATCGAAGTCAGGTCCGATGAGGGCCACGCCACGCTGTTTGTCGATTGCATACATGATCGATCGCTTGAGCTGGCCACGACGTGTGTTGGGTGGACTACCTGGCATTGCAGCCGTCTGGCGTCTACGGATGGAGCGACGAGCCACCAAACGAATGGTCGCAGCCGCATGTCCAAGGCTTTTGAAGTTGCCTTGCTGCGCCCTGCGTTTCACTTTGTCGATCGATTTCTTCGTGGTGACTTTAACGCCGATCATGGTTGCCCTTACGGTGCGGTGAATCCTTGTGCGTTGACGTAGACCGCAGCACCGGTGGTGATGCACGCAAAGTTCAGGGCCGCATTGGCCGTGGTCTTGAGTGGGTTCTCGAAGATGATCTCCGACATCGGAGCGTTGGCAGGCAAGTGACCTCGCCAAATGATCGTTGCTCCGTCTTTGAGGACGACTTCGGTGGCGACTGCCGAGTTGTTCGAGAGTTGCATCGAGCAGATGTAGCGACGCAGACTCGCACCCGCTGCGGCAACCAAGGGGACATCCGTCGTATTGATCGCACCACCCGCAGCAGCTACATACGACCATTCAAGTTCGGGAATTTGCCACGGACGCGTTACCAGTACACCTTGCAACGTAGAAACCAAGTCAGCCACATCACCGGTCGCGACGCTCGCGTACGCTGCTGTCTGCGCTCGCCCTGCGACGCGCACAGGATTACCCGAGATAACAGCATCGTGGGCCGCCTGTCCGATAACGTTCGCTGTGACGGTTCCGATGTTGGTCGTGGTTGCGGTCGCACCGGTAAGGATCACCCCCACACCTTGACCGACGACGGTTTGGCCACGACCCGCAGTGATTTCAGCGGTGAGTTCCGCGTAATCCTGGCAGTTGATGAATTGGGATTGGAAATTGATGTTCGCAGCTGGTGCGGCAGCGAGGGCAACGTGACCGGAACCTACAACGTATGAACCTCCAAACACGGTGCCGTTTAGATCAATCGTATTGGGGTCGATCACCGTGGCGGAGTAATTGCCACGAACGGTAGCTCCATTGTTTGTAACACCTGCGAGATGATCTACCCACAGAGTTGGTGTTCCGGTGTATCCATGTGCGGTCGACGTAAGACGGATGACATTGCCAGGTCCAGCGCCCGCGCCCGAAATCGCCTTGAAACCTTGATGATTCATCGAGCGGATGCGGATTTTGTAGGTGGCGGTCGGATCTGGAATCTGTTGATGCCGAACGTACGAGTTCGAGCGTCCACCGGTCGAATCCATCGCTCGGGAGTGGAAGTAGCATTCGTCGGAGAATGGTTCGAGTTCGAGAATTGTGTAACTGACGGTGGTGACAATCGATGATGGCGCGGAGGGAAGTGGGGTCAGTCCGCCGTTTTGCACGCTATAAACCATATTGCTAGCAGTCATATTCGCCGCACCGCCAAAGTCGATGTTCATGCTGTGCTTGCCATCCGGTATTCCGGTAGTTGGGTCCACCGAGACCGCTTCGATGATGTGATGCGTATTGGCTTGGCGAGGAGTTCCGGATTGAACCGCAATCATCGCTCGAAATGGAATCGTGAACGTGTCTTTCGAGAGCAGCTCGACGTACCCTCCTGCGGTTGTTCCAGATCCGATGGTTAGGACGCCACCGGAGACGCTCGCCGTGGATCCACCGCTGGTGGTCAGATCCCAAAGGTCCGTCAGAGTTCGAGTCCAGGAATCGCGGAACTTCTTCTGGATCGATTTGACTTTGAACATGTCGTCCACGTCATCCAAGCCAGGAATCTCTCGGGTGACTCCACGCGAATTGGTGAACTGCATGCGGAATGGGCCAACGTCTCCGGTGGTCATCGGTTATCTCCAAAGGCGAAACGTAAGAGTCAGGACGCTGGTGAATTGACGTAGTTCGTGCAAATGGTCGGGAGCATAGACCGGCAAGTTTTCCACGCTGGTGCAACGAGCCCCAGGGAAGCTCGATAGCGTATTGGATCGGAAGTAATCGGCGATCTCTTCGACCACGACCATCAGCAAATCGATGGCTTCGATTTCATTGGGTGTTTTCTTTTGGACTGCCACATCGATCTGGTAATCGAGGCTGTCTCGCGAGCGATCTAGCGATGCACTAATGATTCCCTTGGGGACCACGGTTACTTTGAGCTGCGACATCCCTTGCAGATCAAAGACCGGTAGGTAAAGCCGCTGCGCGGTGAACGGCTGACTGAACGAATTGCCGTTCAGCTCTGCGGTCACTGCATCGGCGATTGCGACGATACTTGCCGGCATTACTCGATCCCGATCTGTTTTGTATGAATACGAAGAAGTCTGCGGTGTGGGTCCGACCATCGCCAAGGTGGTTCGCTCCCTGGGGCGTTAACCTCGTAGATGTAGACTTTGCCGTTGTCGGTTTCGCGGATCGTGTCACCACGTTCCGGCAGAACCTGAGAACTGGCGAGTACCAATTCCGCAGGTGAAACGAGAAAATCACGGTCGGTCCATTGCATGTGAACGCCCCCGTAACCATCCTCGATTTTCATCAGCGTCCGGCCGATGATTGCCGTGACGCTGGTTTGGTTGGCACCCCTCAGATAGACCACCGTGCTAGACGCATGAGTCTTGAGCTGGTTGGCGAGCCATTCTTGGCCTGCACGAAGCATGTCGGCCATGGCGCTGCTCCGCTTAGGATTTGATGTCCGGAGGAGTCTTGCCGTTTTGTTCAACGAGCTTGATCAGTTGAGAATACTGATCCATGAGCTGATTAAACTGCTCGTCATCAAGAAGCGTTTTCCCACGATTCTTGCGTGCATTTCGAATAGCACCAAGCACCAGAGGGATTCCATATTGCAACCCCAAGATGATCGCAATGCTTGATGCGGCTGAGGTAGCAACCAAACCTCCTGCTGTCCAGGACGGTATAAGTCGAAAACGACCCGGCGTCGGATCCCATTCTTCTGGATCCCGAGGGGTTGGTCGTATCTTTGGTCGATCGACGATCGAGTCGATCACATCATCTTGCACCTGTGCTTGGGCGAGCAAACCCATTGGCCATTGCAATGGTTCGCCGAGCGTAGTTGAAGGAACCTGGACGATCTGTTCGGAGCCGCTGGCTTCTTCGGTTTGACAACTAACTTCCCGGGTGCCGGATGGTAGACCCTCGAGCGTTGTTGGAAGCTTGCCTCGCATCGCGCTGAGTAGAAACGGAGTCGATTGGCCAAGCCCCTCGCCACCACCAGCCCAGGTAAGTAGCCCGACGACACGCGGACCTTCATCCGTGTAGTCGATCAGACTCGAGCCGCTGCGTCCTCCGATGGCTTCCGGTTTCCAAGAGAGGATTTGACCTTCCTTGCGATTGAGCCGAAGAACCTGAAGGCTTGGCCATTCGCATCGCGGGCATCCGAAGGTCGTCACCGACGATTGGTTGCTAGGGTAGCGATCGGCTAGAGGGATCGGATCGACGTCTTTGGCGAATGCAGGACTGCACTTGAGCAAGGCGAAGTCGACGCTGGTGCCTCGACCATAACCGGAGGCGATGATCGTCCCGGTTCCTTTCTCGCTACTGCCGTTGGTATTCCAGCGTTCTACGTTGACGGTTCGGCCACGCGCGGTACCTGCCACGTGTGCGTTGGTAAGCACAATCGCATTCCCTTCGGGGGTGCGACCGACAACCGTACCACTTCCGCATACACCACTGACCGTAACGCGAACCGTGGCCCGGACGACCTGATCGAAACGATCGCCAGCGATGCCGACGGCTGTTGCCCTCGGTTCCTGGTCTACAAGGGTGAGTTCCTCACGAAGTGGATCAATGTAGATCGTGCTCTGGACTTGCCCAGCCTGGCACTTGCCATCGATGCAGATCGTTTCTTGGGAGAATGCAACGGTGGCGATGCAAACAGCCACCAGAGCTACCAGCGACAAACACTTGGTTTTCATAGTGATTCCTGCGAATGAATAGGTTTCAAAATTGGAAATACGAATCTGATGCGGGGTTACTGACTAAGTCGCATTCGGACCGTGGTGTCTGCGGACGCCGCAGCGCGAACCACTTTGCCGATCGACTTGTTCCCTGCGGAGGTGGTGGTTACGACATTGGCGGTGTCATCCCAATACAGGATGGTCCCAGCCGTGTAGGCCACACCGGTGTTCTTGTTGAAGTCAAAGACTCCATCGACGGCAAGGGAACCGGTTTCACCGGCTGCCAGCGGACGGACTGTAACCCCCACAAGATCGCCCTGGACGACCACATCCCCGGAGGCAAGAGCGCCCACGGGGGTGTGATCGATGTAGTGACCTTCCTGAATAAATGTTGCCTGTGGCATGATTGGTTTAACCTCAACTTATGAATTCAATGAAAGAATGAACGAGGTGCCTAGCTAGGCTTATGCCTCACCCTTGCACTTGATCGCTGCGCGTGGGTCTTGAAGACTCGCACCGAAGTCGTGATAACCGCGCATCTGGACGCCCAGGACGTTGAAATCAGCCGTAGCGGTTTCGATCGTTGGGGCTTCTTGGCCGTTCAAGAAAGCAACTTCGATCAGCGGAAGATCGTTGGGATCCGACAGCAAGTACCAAGCCTTGGTCGAATTCCCTGTATAAATCGTGTTGCCGAGGTAACGGCTGATCTCCACACGGAACTTACCAGCGTGAGGGTTGCTAATTGGAGTTCTGGCGTTGGCCGTGTTGTCTCGCATCTCCAAAGATTTGTAGAGCTGCGAGCCGATCGCGGACAATGACGTCGGCACCAGTAAAATCGCCGGCATCGTTCCGATCGGTTTTCCATCGGAGTCCACCAAGTCGTAGTAGGCAACCTCTGCTTTGGTGAGCCCATCGATCGACAAAACGGTATCGGTCCCGGTCAAAAAGTTTTTGTTGCCTGCGGTGAAGAACGCCGAATTGTTCATGAACGTAGTCCAGAACACATCGTTGATCTTCATCCCTGATCCCCGGCCCAGCTTCCTAGGTACGGTGGTGATTGCTCCCAGATCATCGTTGATGAAATCTCGACGATCCACACCGAGCATCAACCCGTAGGTGTCTGCCTTGTTCGTAAAGCTCTCGTTCCCAAGATTCCCGTGCTTGATTTCCCCCCCAGGGGCCACCAGCTCGTACTGATCTTTACCGATCAGCCGATAGCTCGTCACGGTTTTGAAGTCCGTTACATTACGCACCGAGCAGATGTTACGCCATGTGCGTTCCACGGTGTAGAAACCCTCAAGAAGGAACTTGTTTGCCACGTTCGAGAGAATTCCACCGATGTCGATATTGCTTACCGAGCTCGCTTCCACACGCTGGCCGAACGCTGCTCGCATCACCTCGCGGTTGTCTCGAAAAGTCCGTCCCGTATAACCATTGGCCCAAGCGGTTTCGAGCAGAAGTTCCTGAAGACCGATCCCCCCTCGGAACTTCTTGGAAGCAATCTCAAGGCTTTGCTCGGGAATATGCTGCTCGACGTCCATAAGATTAGCGCTGATATAACAGGCGGCCTCTAGGACGCTGGCGCTAATTGTGTTTTGCGGGACATGGATCGCAGGAACTTCGGGGCGCATCATTCGGATCTTCATGAGTTCAGCTTTCTCAAGGTTCCATCCTTCGCGGATCGCTTGGGCTTCGACTAGCGGAAGAGCCCCGTTGTAAATGCTGCGAATGCCAGCAATACGCTCGAGTTCAGTAGCATGGGCCGCCCTCATGGCTTCCACTTCGCTAATCCCCTCAGGAGGATTCGTGACTGGCTCGACTGGAACTGGATTCGGGGGAACCAAGACCGGTACTGGATCCGGAGCAACCGGAGTCGCTGGAGTTACGGCTTGGTCGTCTTGGTTTGCAGTTTGACTTTGATCCATCTCGGATTCTCCAAAGGTTGCAGATGCCTGAGCTGCGACACTCGCGCTAGTGGCTCCGTCGGCACCAAGGTCTACGAAACTGATTTCACCAAGCGAGGATCTTCGAATCACATTCACCGGACCGTTGTATTGGTTGCCGTTGACGGTGACCTTTTGACCTTCCTTGACGAACTCGAACTCATCCACACCGGTCCCCACGCTTGCTTGCCATGGGAATCCGTTCTTTGAACTGACGACTACCTCACGAGCAGCAGGTGTATCCCGAGAGACCACACCGGTGGCTACAAGCTGGCCGGCCTCGACTCGGATCGAGTCGGTATGACCAACACCCGAGAGAGGATCGTGTCCGAATCGGATCGGCCGCGCTTGCGATGGGATCGATAGACCAGCCAGGTCGATGATCACAGGGTGCCGCCATCCAGCGACTCGCATCTGGCCACCTGTATATGCGACCATCCGAAAACGGGGGAGCACACCGCTTGATGCACCGTCAGCCGATGCATCGACATCGATCACCGCTGTTGCATTTAACCTCAGTTGGTTGCGATTCTCTTCGGCCTTAATCGTCGATGGGGACTTCATCGTCTTGGACATCTTGTGGATCCTGAATTGGAGTTTGAGAAACTTGCTCGGCAGCTAAACCAAGCTCAGATATAAGTGCAATCTCCCTTGCACGCTGGCGAAGCTGAACTTCCCAGTCTTGCCCCCGCTTGGCATACTCGTCTGCCAAGGTGGTGGTGTGGCTTGCTAGCCGAGTGGCTTGTGCGTTGGCTTCTTTGGCAGGATCAACATGTTCATGACCATCCCAGAACCATTGATGTGGCCATTGTGCAATGGGACCTAAACCTGTTGGAAGCAAATCAGGTATGAGCGAGGCTTCATCAAGCCAAGCTGAGAGGATACGATCGAGAATAACTCGCTCTAAATGCGATTGCTCAACACGGATCGCTTTGAAATAAATTTGTCCATCAAGACGCCCACTCGCATAGTTATAAGAACTGGAATTGCAGGCAGCAAAATTATAAGGCATACTTAAGCATCGAGCGATCTCGTTGAGCAACTCACGTTTAAACTCCGCATACGTTGTAGATGGTTGTTCAGCCTGCATTTGAGCCATCTTCCATCCACCTGGCATGGTGACCAATGCACGCTTCTCAAGCTCGATTGGTTCGAATGGTTCTGCTGCATCAGCCTCTCCATTCGCAGGTGCATCGGTATAGAGGATCCCTGCAAAGTCAGCTGCAGTCTCTGCTGCAGCAAGAACCGCTAAAGTGAATCTTCGCAATTGAGCAAATAGCGGTAGGGCTGGCATGATGTCAGGGATGCCACGCGTTTGTCCTGGCCTATCGGCTCGAAACCAATGGAGCACAGACGATGCTGGGATCTGCTCGTAGTCGCTTCTTCCCCAGTAGTATCCATCCCCTGGATGACTTCGAAGTACGTGGTACTCGATAGGATTACCAGCAATATCAAATACGATCCCGTCAACAGCGGTTGTCGAGAGCCTATCGAGATCGGACGTCGTGACCTGGTCGGCCTCGATGAGACGCAAGTCGAGTTGAACTTGCGTGCTTAGTCGAGGATTGTTCACCAAGACAGCAAATGCCTCGCCATCCGTGGCACGTGCCATCCGCATCGTGCGGAGTTTCTCTGCAAGGTTTACGGCCTTTGCCCACATCATGAAGGCATGCTCGATGCGACGGTTCGCTTCGGAGTCGGCAGTAAGCATTTGTAACCGGGGGCCGGTACCCACTACGTCATGCGCGAGGGTTAGCACAATCCCACGAGCATACGAGTTGTTGGCCGTTTCATACCGAGCACGGTTCCTAAGGATCCGCCGAACCTCGGCGCTATTGGATGCGTTGGGCGAGAGCCCATCGGCATTGGCCCAATGGCGACGATTATCATCGGTGGTCACCGCAGCGTCATAACGAGCGCGCACGACCCTTGCAATGTTTCGCGATTGCGAGGGAGTGCTTTTTGGCGACCACCAATTGGAAATCCAGGACAACACGGTTACTCGGCCCCCGGTGGAACGATCTTGTTGAAGACCAAGCCACGACGCTTCGATTTCGCAGCTTGCTTGGAGGCTAAATAGCGATCGGCTTCAATCTGGTCGGTCAGCTTGTGCTGCTCGATACTGCCCGCATCGCCCGAGGCCTTTGCAGGTCCTTGCGCGTTTTCAAGAATGGTGTCTTTTAGCTCATCAGCCATGGGGTCAGCTCCAGTTCGATAGACAATGCGTCTGCCTATCTGTAGAACTACCCGGTCAGTTGCTCATCTGACGTAAAAAAAGTCTGATTTGTTCGAGTATTGCTACCTGTAGCAATCTTGGTCTTTCGTCATCGTGATTTCATACGTCACGATCCGTCGGCCGCAATGCCGACATTCTTTACGTCTGCGGATACGACCATCACGAAGCGGTTCGGTGTTAGTGGTGTAGAAGTGCCGACATCCACATCGGGGGCAAGAGATGCCTCGTTCTTGATTATCATCTTTGGGCTCGCTCATCGGTTTCGTTTCCTTTGCATTTCAGCGAAACTGACGCGTCCAGACTTGGGGATACCAACCGATTTGCTTCCCGAGAGTGCTACACCCTGCATCGAAGCTCCAACGCAGCAACCCACAATGCAATCGAACCAGTGGTTGTCACCTCGCTCCGGGCGCTGCTTCCACTCATCCACTGTTCGACCACGGCCTTCGGTGCGCACGCGGTACTCGGCACAGAGGTGCTCGGCCAAGAGGCGGTGGGTCTCGGGGCTTGTTCCAAAAAAGGACAAGCAACCTCGGCTCCCCATCGAAACAGCGATGCGAGCATGCATGAAGGTTTTCCAGTAGTTGGTGTCATACACCACGTGCCGAACGGCTCGTTTCCCATGGATATTGGGGATTCTCCAGTTGTGGCCAACTCGATCCCCCGGGCGACGTTTGTACTCGGAAAACGGCTGACTCGATGCCCCAACGAACCTCCCGTGGCTTGGGATTACGATGCCAGCGTGTGCACTTTGCCTGCAAAACTGGTATACCACATCGGTCGAAGCACCCCAGTTGGCATCGATTAGGCATCGCTCGATTCGCATCATGGCACCATCGTCACGTCGCCATTCCCGACCAATCAGATCTCCAGTTAGTCGCTCAAGACCCGCGTAGATACTCCCTTCGAGCCCCTCGGCTTTGGTTGCCGTCGCTAGGGTGCTCCTTGCATCCCGAAGTGTGAAATAGGGCCGTTTTTGATCCGGGTAGCTCCCATAGTCGATGAGGTATCCAGTGAAATCGCTCTCCCAGGCGACCACGGTATAGAACAGCAGCGTTGCCTGAACGTCGACGAACATCGTTAGATGGTTGGTGGAAATCGGAACCACCCGTCTGTCGATCCGGTTAAACTTCGCAGCAATCTGATCTGCTGTCAGTTCGTTGTCATTTGCTTCTTGTTCTGGAAGAGGTTCGTTTTGGTACTCGGCAAAGAAGGCTGCTTCGTCTTGAAGCTTGAGGTTCATTGCATGTTGGATCGCCGAGAGTTCATCATGGTTGTAACGCTCGGGCCAGGCGACCTTGGATCCAAGATCCATCGCGGCACGATTCGAACCGTAGAATTCTGTGGCTAACGATAGGTCGCCACGACTACGAAGGCTCTCTGCTCGAAGCTCGGCGTACTTCGTCCAAAGTTTTTCGTCGGTTGGGAACTCATAGACCATCCGTGTCCGTTCCCCATTCCATTCGGGGTGCTTGTCTCGCGATAGGATGTTGTCGGCCATATCCCCCGGGCGAATGACCGTGCAGGGCATGATCCCAGAGATTTTTTTACCTGGGCCCGAGAGCCCCAAGATAGCCCCAGCAAGGATACTCTCGCGCGTGGCACACTGGGAAAGGGATCTGGCTGATTCGTCCGTTTGTGGATCGTCGATGACCACAAGGGTTGGCCGAACGGTCCTGCCATCGGACCGTTTGTACTTCATACCGCGGATTCGACCGGTGATACCAGCGACTTTGATGATCGCTCCGCTTGCGATGCTTCCGGGCATCGTAGGGAGCACTATTTCTTTGGCGGTCCATCCGATGTGGGTTCGCTCCCCTTTGTAGAGCTGGCCATTGCAGCGATTGGCGATTCCATCGAGGGATTGGATTGGAAACACTACCTCGGGGTAATCCGCAAGGAGCAGCTCGTTTCCATCGAGTTCCATCTTGATCGATTCGAGCATATCGCAGGCATGGCCCTCGTCGCTACCAATGAGGCATACGAACTCACGATGGCCGTTAAGAACCGCCCAAATGCAAGCACATTCACAAATCGTAGTCTTGCCACTCCCCCGAGGCATTGCCATCGAGAAAAGCCCCCCTCGCAGAACCGCTTGCTCGATCCGGTTGATGACCTTCAGGTGATCATCCGACCAAGCCAGATGGAACGTCAACGGAAAATAGCTCTCGCAGAAGTATCGAAAATTGACAGCAGCCTTGGCTTTTCGCGCGGGGTCTGCAATCTCCGGAAGCTCTCCGATGTCACGACCTGCCGTTGCGATAGCCACATTGCGCGCCCGAGCACGTTCCTTGAGCTTCTCGTATGGATCCCCGGAGGTCTCGGGCTCTGGCGCATGCCGAGTCTCGACTAGCCATGCTCCGTAGCGAAGAAGATCGACGTACCTTGCATCGCCGATGCGCATGCCAGCGCGAGTTCGGTGTCGATACAGTTGCCTCTCGCTAATGACCTCACCTAGGGGTGTGGAGTTTAGCATTCTGCAAAGTTCGCTAGGTCGAAGTTTTCTTGGATCACTCACCACGGCCCATCTCCTTTACCATCCATGCGATGTAGTGGACCAAGTTGATTGATCCATCTTGGTTTGTTGGAGCACCGCTTTCGATGTCCAGCACAATGTTCTCCTCGGGGATCCGGATCTTGGCCGCTGCCGAGAGGAGTTTGGCAGCCTGCTCGGGGGTTAGTCGATTCGGATCGATCGGGTTTTTTCCGTCACTCATGCCAGGCTCCCTTCTTTGAGGATTGGCACCGTGGCCCACACGGGGCCCACCGGCGTGTTTTCTTGGCGCATGCGAGCCCTTGGCCAAGGCGATTTCGCATGCGTGTTGTTGCAAACCGTGGCGTTTGTTGGGGCACCGAAAAACATGCAAAAAGACTGAGGAAAACATGCTTTATCGGCTGGATTGATCCCCAGCCGCAGGGCTGAATGTGTCACACGCAAACGCGATGGCGAATGCAAACGAGAGACCAACCCAACCCAAACGGACAGACGCAGATGAACGCTAACGAGATCGCCTTCGGAATCGAATTCGAGACCACCCTTCCAAATAGCGACACCACACCGATCGGACCCTACCACCACGGACACCAAGTACCTTGGTTGCCCACCGGATGGCGAGCAGAACGCGACGCGAGCATCAAACCAGAAACACCTAACCGCAAGGGATGCGAATTCGTAAGCCCCAAGCTCAAGGGATACGAAGGCCTCAAGCAGATCGAAGACGCGATCGACAAGATCAACGAGCACGGAGCACGCGTAAACGCCACCTGCGGTTTGCACATAACGATCGAATGGAATGGGGATGCAGCCGCCTTGGCCAGATTGATTTCCCTGGTTGGCAACCACGAAAAAGCGATTTTCGCGAGCACCGGAACACGCCGGCGAGAACAAACGGTCTACACCAAACGGATCAAACAATACGGGGACAAAGACGCCGCGAAGAACCGATGCGAAGCGGATCGCTACCACCTGCTGAACCTCACCCACCTGGCCGCGGGCAAGAACCGAATCGAATTCCGGGCCTTCGCCGGAACGCTCAACAAGACCAAGGTGGTCGGATACCTGATGATGGTCCTGGGGTTGGCAGAGCTGGCGATGAACACCAAACGATGCGCCGATTGGGACTACGCCAAGAAAGACGGAACCAAGAGTTGCTGGGATCGACCCGGGGCCGGCCTGGGCGAGACAGAACTCAACCGCCTTTTCTACCGGCTCGGATGGACCAAGGGTTGGTACAAGGGTGACCTTCGAAACAAGATCTTCGGCGAGATCACCGGCGAGACCAACCGCGAATGGAAGACGATCAAGAACAAGCTCCTGGAGATGGCCAAGAAATACGACCAAGCGGCCTAAGGGCCTAGCGGGCAAGAACCTTGGGAAAAACCCCAAGGTTTTCTTGCTGGGTTCGTCACGGGGCATCCTGACCGTGTAGGTCATACCTATAGGGGATCCAATCCACGCGAGGGGCTTGTCTCCGATTTGGTTGGCTTGCGGCTTGATGTTTCCCGGCTTGATGTACTGATGTGTGATGACTTTTTGTTTCCGACATATTTCAAACCCCATGGAGAACAGACCATGACGATCGATGAATTGATTGCACGCCTCGAAGACTACCGCGACGAGATCGGTGGCGAAGCTGAGGTCCGGTTGATGACGCAGCAGAACTGGCCCTTCGAGAACTCTGTCTATGGCTTGGTATCCGGAGCCGAGATCAATGACTACGACGAAGACGATGAGGACGGTGAGGACAACGACGATGCGGCCGAAGATGCGGTCCTTTTCATCGTCGAAGGCCAGCAGCTTGGATACGGAACCAAGCGCGCCTGGGATGTGGCCCGAAACAATTAACTTGCAAGGATTTCCACATGTTTCTGGAAGTCTCCAGATTACTGGCAGATTATCGCATAATCGAGTTGCATGTCTTTTGAGAACATGGCTCTTATATGAATACGCCAAACGAAGCACCACCCTTTCCAAGACGGAGAAACAAAAATGGCCAACGAAAAGATTGACGTAACGGACCTCGACCTGGTGATCACCAAGATCGAAAAGCGAACTTCCAGCGGGGGAGCTTGGGTACGAGGCAAGATCAACAACGCGGTTCGGTTCGAAGCTCTGGTCTTCGCCGAACACGCAGAGAGCGAAGACTACGAACTCGGACGCACCAAGATTTCGAAGCTCTGGATTCAAGACATCCAAACCAAGAAGACCCTTTTCAACTTCGACCGCGGGTTGGATGTACCTGCCACGACCACCGAGATTCAGGTGGTGGTCGACTTCCTCGGATGCGGGTTGGCCGACCTGGTCTGGGGATCCTAAGCCGAAATCCCGACACGATCGGGATCGTCGCTCGGTAGTGCGAGTGGCCTGACGATGGCAGCTAACCACGGTTCCAATACGGGAGAGAGACGAATGAAGAAGGCAGAGGTCAGGATCGGTGGCAAGTACTATGCGAACGTCACCGGCAAGAAGGTCGAGATTCAGATAGATAGCGAGAAACCCAGCGGTGGTTGGAACGCCACCAACCTGGCGACCGGCAAGAAGATCCTCGTCAAAAGTGCCCAGCGATTGCAGGGCGAGGTCGGCAAGAGCAAATCGACCGCGCAAACGCAAAGCGAATCGCCGGTAGAACAACCCGCCGATGCGAACCCGGATGTCGTTCCAATCAAACCCAAGCGGGTCGCCAAGAAGACCGAGGGCCAAGAACCCAAACGCCTGAGTGCTTTGGCTGCCGCCCACAAGGTTCTGTGCGAAGCGACCGAACCCCTCAACGTTCAGCAGATGATCGAAGCGATGACCAGCAAGGGGTATTGGACAAGCCCCGGTGGGAAAACCCCGCACGCAACTCTCTACAGCGCGATCCTCCGAGAGTTGGCCAAGGGGGAGGCTTCGCGATTCGTAAAGACCGATCGGGGCCGGTTTGTAGCCGCTAGCGCGACTGCCGAGGTGGCCCAATGAGCGACGATCCGAATTACCGAGTCGCAGATGCGATGCGAAAGGTTGCGCTGCGACTCGATGAGGCTTTTGAGTCGGGCAAGGTGGCTTGCATCTACGCCAACCAACTTGCCGAGATCCTGCTCTCGATCGCCGAAGAGCTAGATCCACCGTTCCCCAACCGCGACCAATCCACCAAGACCACGGAGCACTAGCATGCACATCGGACAGATCCATCTGGTGACCGATCTTACCGACGGCCAGCGGGTTTTCCCCGATGACGACCATTCGTACCAAATCCAATCCGAAGACGACCCGTCGCTTGATACCACGGTTGAGTATGTCGAACGCCGAGGGGATCGATTGATCGCCCGAGGGCTTAACGGCCAGGACTATGCGGTCTCCGGTTTGGGCAGGTACGAGCTCAAGACGATTCGGAATTGGCTCCGGCGCTAACCCGGGTCGATTTGGCGACTGCGCCCCACGTTTGCGACGTGTGGGCGTTTTCTCGTTGGATGGCCTAGTTACCCCAAGATCCAAAGCGACGCAACCGGTGCCAAACTGTGGCGTTTGTGGGGCTCGAAAACATTCTCCGAGAATCCAAAACATTACTTTCCACATCGGCTTGATGTTCTGCCCAACGCATGGGAAATGTGTTGTAACGCCAAACGAAAACCCCAACGCAAACACGGAGAAACGACGATGAACGACACCGTCACACACCCAACGGTCGCAGCGATCCAGGAACAACTCAATCGCCTCGAGTGGATGATTCCGGACGCCAAGAAACGAATCGCAAAGGCCGCCGAACAAATGCTCTGGCGAGCCCAACGAGCAGTAGAGGATGCAACCGCAATGCTCAACGACCAACCCTGCTGCTTGAGTTGGACGGACTTCGCCGATGGCGACCTCCGCGAAGCCAAAGAAGCCAAGGCGGAACTCAACAAGCTCTACGAACAACAAAAGATGCTCCAGTACCTGATCAAGAAACAATAAACGCAACACCCCACCACAAGGAACCTTCCGATGACCACCGCAGAAAAACAAGCCAACGAAAAAATCCTTCGCGACGCCTTCCGCACGATGGACCCACACCAAGCCCAAGAGATCCGCGAGTCCTACTACAAAGCGATCGAAGGGATCCACGCCTTGGCCGAGCTCCTTGAGATCGCCGACGCACAGCAACCACAGACCGCCGGCCCGCTTCTTACCGAACACCTCCTGGCCTGCGAAGCGATCTACGCGATGAAGAAAAGCCTGCTCGGTAAGGTTCTCTAAACGAAAGGAATCGCAATCATGATCGATGCACCCAAAGTCGGAGATCGAATCCGACTGATCCACATGCCCGAGGATCCTGATCCGGTTCCTTCCGGATCGCTCGGCACCGTTCGCGCGATCCACCCGCACCATCGCTGGACGCAGGTTGAGGTCGATTGGGACAACGGTCGGCGATTGATGCTCACGTTGCCCGACGACCTCATCGAGATCCTTAGTTCCGACGTAACCTAATCCGAGAGAGGTACAACCATGTCCACACGAGCAACGATTGCTTGTGCTAACGAGGATGGGACATTCCAGGCAACGTACCTGCACTACGATGGTTATCCAGAATTCGCAGGCGTGATTCTTAATCAACGTTTCAACTCCATCGAAAAAGTTTCGGCACTCTTGGCAGGTGGTGACCTTCGCAGCTTGACCTCCGAAGCCGGTGGTCCGGAGTACTTGGCTCGCGCTCGGCCCCCAAAGCATGTCTGCGACACCCGATCTCTGCTGGAGTTCGCATGCAACTGCGATGCGAACTACCTGTATGTTTTCCAAAACCAAACGTGGCAGTGCCAGAAGCTGTAACGCTACTTAGCGTCTGCCGCACGCATCGGAATCGGCGAGGTTCCGGTTCTCTCGAGGACAGCCGGCTTGCCAGTGAACCGTTGGTACCGATCGACGATGACGTCGCTGTAAAGCGGGTCAAGCTCCATGAGGTATGCATGCCGACCGGTCTGCTGGGCAGCGATCAAGGTCGATCCGCTACCACCAAACAGATCCAGCACGTTCTCTCCTGGTCGCGACGAGTACTGCATCGCGCGGACCGCCAGTTCGACAGGCTTCTCGGTCAGATGGACCATCGACTGCGGGTTGACTTTCTTGATCTGCCATAGATCCGTGGCGTTGTTGGGCCCTAGGTACACGTGCGCAGCCCCTTCAAGCCATCCATAAAAGCAATTATGGGTGACAAGCCCGTCGGCAATGTAGTGCTCGTGCGTATCGACCCCCAACGAGACAACCTCACCAGAGTAGTCCTGGACATCAACGGCACGAATTGGAGTCCACTCCACATTTTGACCTCGCTTTGGAGTTGGAACCTCCATGCTGCCAGGGAGCAGATTGCACGAACGTACTTGGATCGACTGCCGCGCTCCAAACTTTGCCCTGGTATCGTTTGATTCGACAAACGGATACTTTCGGTTTCGATTGAAGTGTGCAAGTGCGTTGCAAGCAGCCGCTTCTTGGGCATCTGCATCGAGTTGACCGTAAAAGTCCCTGATGTGATCACTTTGCCTGTGCGACGAGCTTCGGTTCGTGACCCAGCATGTCTGCGGAATCCCAAACTGAATCGACACCAGCTGTTCTTGCATCCGAGCCTCCGCTGCCGAATCATGCAGCGAGAGAATCCAAGCCTCATCTCCAAGCTCATGAAGCAATCGTCCCTTTACACCAAAGCCCCAGGTGGTTCGCATCTTGGTCATACCAACGCGCCACCAAGTGCCACGACGCATAAGATACACGCACCATCGCGATGCGTAATCTTGGGTCATGCGTACCGTCCAGATGTGACCATCGGTCCCCCAGGATTGCTTCGACGGGGTTGCTACCCCATAGAGCTTTCCTCCGTAAGGCCGCCTGCCGACTTTGACTCGGTAGCCATCTCGCAAGCCCACGATTGCTGAGCTGTGCGAATAATAACTAACCACGCGATCGTCGTCACGCATTTGGCCAAGCGTACTTGTTCCCCCTGCGGTTTGCACCATCGTATCTGGTGGTTGGCACCATTCATGGGCTCCCATGAAGTCCTTGCGGGTAAGCACCGGGTGCATCTTGTCCCAGATGATTGCTTGGCTGAAATACAAACCATGCTTCTTGAGGAACGGTGGGTAGTTGCCGCAGTTGGCATACCCACCCCAGATGTAGAAACCACGACCTGGGTCGAGCACCCGAGCGATGTTTCCAAACCATGCATCGAGCAATCGATCGAACTCTTGATCGCTCACAAAGTCGTTTGCCAAGGGACGATCCTTGGCTCGGAGTTTTTTGTGCGTCGCAGGATGCTTTGGCTTACCGGTCTCGTGGTCGACACCAAAGGAGGCTGCGTTCCCTTGGCCCCCTTTGAGCTTTTGTGAAGCGTTATCGTTCGAGAACGATGACAACCCCGCTGCGATCGCGTTGTTCGATCGCGGTTCCACCTTCACGTTGTAGGGCGGATCCGTGTTGACCAATTGGATGGTTTTACCACCCAAGAGTCGATCCAGGTCCTCGGGTTTCGATGAGTCCCCGCAGAGCAACCTATGATCACCCAAGATCCAAAGATCTCCAGGTTGGGTTACCGCAGCATCCGGTGGTGCCGGCACATCATCGGGATCCGTGAGTCCTTCGTTTACGTCCCCGCTCATGAGCTTTAGAAGCTCATCGGAATCAAAACCCAGGAGCGATAGATCAAATCCTGCTGTTTGAAGTTCACCAAGTTCGATCGGCAAGAGATCGAAATTCCAATCGGCCAATTCCGAACTCTTGTTGTCGGCGATCCGGTAGGCCTTGATCTGCTCGGGGGTAAGATCCGTGGCCACATGGATCGGTACCTTCTCAAGGCCAAGCTTCTGCGCGGCTTTGAATCGGGTATGTCCGCAAATGATCACCCCATCGGTATCCACAACGATCGGTTGTCGGAACCCGAACTCCTTGATGCTACTTGCGACAGCATCGACCGCATCATCGTTGATGCGGGGGTTGTTCGGGTATGGTTTGATTTCCGCTATCGGTCTAATGTCAATTTTCATTTTTATTTCCTAGGCATGCGTTTGATGTGAAATTCCAAGACACCACAATTGGCATCTGGCTTCCGTAGTGGTCCAACCCAGGCTCCAAAGGGACCGTTCCAACCCCCTGGCAATCTGGATCACGTCGATTCCGAAAAATCGTTTTCGCTTTGCTTTTCGTTGCTAAAGGTCCTCCTGATTTCAAATTCGGACTAGGAAATAAAACTCTGTCTAAGTTGCCGACCCTTCCCACGCCCCTCCGGAGAGGGGTTTTTGCCGGAAGTACCTATTGGGTCTGCCAGTTTGGCAGTCTTTTAAATCGCCACCGATGGCCCTGTTACGCGACCTTTCGCTAAATGCGCACATTGCACGAATGTGGTGCTCTGAACGCGTCAGGCGCAAACTTAGGCGGTTGTGCGCGAAGCCTGTAAGCAAGCGTGCGGTAGCGTGTGATGAATGGGTTCGAAAGAGAATCACTGAAACAGATCCGTGATCTGAGACATTCAAATCAGCTGCCGACTCGAAAAAGCCTATGTAACGCTTGGCGTCGTTTTTCAGTGGTCGATACGCCCTCGTTGAGCGTCGATTTGGGATCATATTTTTGAGGCCATCACCACCCATGAAATTCAGTCCGACGACGAGCGATAAAATCGCCTCGTGCGCCAGGTTGCGCTGGGTACTTTTATTGATTCCCATGCGCGTACGCGCATGGAAGATAATGAAGTGACCTAGCGCAACCTGGCGCAACGTGCAAATTTCCAGGGTTTTCGACAGTCTTTTGTGTTGCTTCGAATCAGTCATTTTGATCACTTTTTGAGAAAGAAATGCCCTCGAAAACCTGCTTGTTTCGGAACCGTCCAAAGTTGCGTTTTGAGTGCGCAAAACGGGTCTGCATTTGCTTCGAAAATCGGACCTGGCTCAGCTCGCCTCCCCAGGTTCGATAAGCATCAAAAAGCTCCGAAGAGGCGACCACAAGTTCCGGTGAAACCTCACAGCAGTCGGCAATGAAGCGACCTAGCTCATCCGAACTTCCCCGATACGATCTTGTCTCGCTAATGACCGATTGAGGCTCAATAAAGCCGTTCTTGCGCCAGTCTTTAAACCCTTCTAGTAGCCAATTAAGGATTCCAGGACCTTCTTCGCTAATGAGCAATTTGTGATAGTCAGGGATAGGTTTTGTTACCGTCCGGAGGTCTACTCTAAAGGGGATAAGCTTGATGCGACGCCAGATGCCCTCATCAGTGCCATTGATTTGTGGCAGATGGTTCGTGCTTAGCCAAAACTTGTGCGTGCGTCGAAAGCTCCAATAATCCTCTCGCATCCGTCTTGCTGTGATCTGCTCGTCGCCTGTTAATTCCTTGACCCGAGCTTCCCGGAGCTTTGAGCCTTCATCGGGCTCGCTGATGGCAACCAAACGCCGCTGGTAGAGCGATGCGATGATCGTGTCATGCTCGTTGGTCGTGCCAAGCAGCAACTTGCTAGGTGCCAGCATGGCATAGTCACCAAGCAATTCGACGATTGCATTCCAGAGCGTTGACTTGCCGTTGGCACCCGAGCCATAGCAGATTGGAAGAATATGCTCGCCGACATCCCCCGAGCACGAATAACCCAGCAGGGCTTGGATGTATCGCTTGGCTTCATCGTCGCTTCCGAAAATCAGATCGATGAATGCTCGCCACTTTGGACATGACGCATTGGGATCGTATGCGACGTTGGCGATTTGCGTAATGGAATCCGTCTGACGATGATCGCGAAACTCCGATGTGGATAAATCAAGTGTGCCGTTTTGCAGATTCAGGAAATAGGAGTTTTGATTCAATAGCTCGTGATCGATCGTCGTCCTACCATCGCACCGTGCTAGCGATACGACGTTCTCGATCGTGGTCTTGCGATTGGCTCGTCGGCAGAAATCCGCCCATTTCTCTTGCTGGTCCTCGTTTTGGATGACTCGCATCCTGTCCCAGTAATTGCGAACCAATCTGCGTGCCAATCGAGTCGTTCGACTTTGATCGATATCGATCTTCCAACGCTTTGAGTCCCAGGCGAGCCATTTCTTCCAAGATGGCACATATCGCAATATGGTTTGATTGCCGTCGATGAACTCCACGGCCATAGCGTTTTCAGTCTGATCGCTTCTGAAATCCCAATCGATGTCCGTGTTTGGGAAACCGATTTTTGGGGGGATCTGGCTTGGTGGCTTGGGGGCAACAGAGCGTTTTTTCGTCGGATCGTACTGCTTGGTGACCTTCTTTAACGCATTGGCGATCGTCCGCTGTCCATAGGTTTCGTTGCCGTGTTTTTGATCCCATTTCTCACGCATCAACTGTGAACGTCGGAAGATCCGATCGATCTGAGCAGCATCTTTGGTGTAGTAAGCGAGGGTAAAGACCACCGATGAGTCCGCCTCACTGGCCGAATTGAAATGCGAGTTCCAATCGCCATTCCACAGCGATTGAAACTTTGCGCCCGAGGAGCGACGCCGGGACGCCAGATTGATGATCTGATCGTCACTGAGAGAAACCGAACCACTATCGCTTGGCTGGGGGCCTCGACTAGTCGATGGAGTCCCGTTACCGCCTGGTTCATCGTTGCCAAACACCTGTGCATAAACAGCATCGAGGGATTCTTGCCGAATATTCACCTCGTCGGGAACACTGACGATTCGATTCCCTGTGACAGTGAAAAACCGATCGCGATCATAGATCTCGACTTCACCGTCGTGATACGCCTTGCGGCAGCGGGATCCGGGCTTACTGGCTCTGATGAATACTTTTAAGCCCAAGCCTGAAGGACTGATCTCGGTGTAACTGTCGAGTCGATCGACGATCTGCTGTGCCCACGGCTTAAGCTCTCTGGTGGCTTCGTCGATGGAATCATCCAGGTCCACACCGCAGTACGGATCATCGGCTGAAAAGACAAAGCCAACACCGGCAAGAGACTTGTTACGCTCGCAGGCTTGCATCGCCTGTGAGAATGTCCCCCAGGTCGATGAGTCAGTCGAAGAGGCAAGCAACCCAGTGTGTGGATTAATCGGTGCTTTGGTCGGCTTGCCGTCTCGCTCGACATACTTCCAAGCGACCCACTGATGGCAATCACGGATGCTCGCTGGACAATTTCGTTCAATAGCCTCACTCAAAGTGACACCTCCGTGGCTTGAGCAGTCTCTTTGGCCCAGCGATCAAGGAAAGTTCGGCGCTGACTAACACTGTTCTTTTTCACAGCGTTTGACAGTCCCCAACGATCACCGACCAAGATGCAGTACTTCGACGCGCGAGTCACCGCGGTGTAGAGCCAATTCCGATCGGCGAAGAAATGCGATTTGTGGCAAAGTACGACCACGCATGGAAACTCGCTCCCCTGGGCCTTATGCGCAGTCAGTGCGTAGGCAAGCTGGACGTTAAGAATCTGGTCATCCTGGACTAGCTTGCGACCGTGCCCATCGAAATCGACGACGTACCTCGTCCCTGCTTCAGTGTCGATTTCAGAGATAATTCCGAGTGTGCCATTCATAACCCCCATGCAGTAATCATTGGCCGTCTGGATGACTTTGTCTCCGACTGCAAACTTGCGATTGACTTCACCGTGGAGCAGGTACTGCATCATTCCATTGATGGCCTTGGTACCGAGAGGTCCAATATGCGTCGGCGTGATGATTTGAACATCAATGACAGGGTCTAGACCAAGCCGATCCGGAATTCGATTGAGCACCAAATCGCGCAGGTAAACCTGGATCTGCACCGGGTCACTGAGGGAATCGATTACGCTCCAGCCCGGATCGCCCAGGGCCGTTGGCATCACACGCTGTGATAGAATCGCCATGCTGTTGGTTTTGAGAACACCAGCTTGGCGCATGACCTCATCCAAAATGAACGTCGGAACAAGCTCATGTTTGATGCAGTCTCGAAGGACATTACCAGCGCCCACAGGGGGCAATTGATTATGATCACCGACTAGAATAAGTCTGGTGGAGTCTAAGTCGATGCGTCGAAGCAATTCAGCCATCAAGGGGACATCAACCATCGAGACTTCATCTACGATGACTACATCGAAAGCGTCGTTTGCTGTATCGCCAGCCCCTGGGTTGCTTGGTATCGAGAGGCTCTTTCTTTGAAACTCATGGCCGTTGTACTCAAGCAACCGGTGGATTGTCTTTGCTTCAAGCGATAGCCCTTGGGATCGCAGCGACTCCTCGATACGCTTGGAGGCCTTCCCGGTGGGTGAGCAAAGTGCGACCTTTAGTTCGGCTGACTCGAAGGTTTTAGCGATGCGAGCCAGTGTGTGGGTCTTACCGGTACCAGCCCCCCCGGAAATCACAATGATCGAATGATGCAATGCAGCCTCGTAGGCAGCTAGCTGTGCGCGTTTGAGACCTTCGCCGTGCGATGGTCTGATCCCCAGCGGACGAGTCACGTTGCCGTAATTCTGAAAACACTGGTGGATGAACCACTCGGATTCCGCGTAATAGGCCAGAGCGACAGCATCCTCGTTGAGGATTAGCTTCCCTTGCTCGATGGTTCGATCGAGAGCAACCTCGATGGTTGACTGGCAGTCAAGCGAATCCAGGAGCAGCAACTCAGTTGCCTTGTGTACCAGCTCGTCGCGAGATATCCATGTGTGACCGGAGTTGACCTCATCGAATACCAAGTAGCACAAAGCGGCTTCGAGCCTTCCTGGATGTTCTTTTGGAACCCCCATGGATCTTGCTATCTTGTCGACTCGCTTAAATCCGTAGCCTTTGACGTACTGAATGATCAAATACGGATTGGCTCGAAGCACACCAACGACCGAGGAGCCAAACTCCTCGATCAAGGCTTCCATTTGAAGATGGGAGAGCCCAAAGCTTGCTAAGTAGGAACGGACCTCATTTTGTGCGCTGTTGGCGATCCATGCTTCCCGCAATGAATGCAATGTCTGCTTAGGGATCCGCAGTGCACGATTGAGTTCTTGAACATCCTGACGAATCACGCGATCAAGGTGCTCGGCGCTGCTGACGTACTGGACAATCTTGCGGGCTGTGGATTCCCCGATCCCAACGAACGCAGGATGTTTTGCTAGGTATTGCACTAACCCTTCAGGGGTTTCGGGCAAATCGTAAGTCACGCTTTTGGCGTCGAACTGGTCACCATACTTTGGGTCGCTTTTCCACTGCCCTGTGAGTGTGACCGAGTCACCTTCACTGACGCAAAATGG